AGCAATAAAGCCGGGAGTTACACCGCCCTTAATTGTGTTGATAGCAGCAGCATCAAAACTAGTAGCAGCCATGAAGCTAGTTGTACCATCTGTCACTGCGACAGTATAGGTAGTAACATCAGGAACTGCAATTGTGTTTTGAAAACCAGCAGCCAACACGGTTACACCGGCAGGCACGGAGATGCCGACAGTGGTGCCAGAAGCGGCAGCAAGCGACACATCTTTCTCAAGCAATACGGCTTGAGGACGGATGGATTGAACGATAGACATAAGAGTTTCTTTCTTTAAGGATTATGAAGAACAAGGACAACCTAAGTAGTCCTTGCTCATTTCACATTAGGCGGCGTTGTACTTCGCAGTGACGAGAGCCTCGGGCCGCAAAATTTTACGGCCATAGAGGTGCATACCACGAACAATGTCAGCGAAGCTGTCAGGGTCACGATAGGTTTCGGTTTTGGTGATCTGTTGAGCAGACGCCACAGCCGAATCGCTACCAGCAACAATGATGCCGTAGTTGGAGTTCTGGTTATCAGAACCAGTGGTTCCGGGGCCAGTACCAACAACAGGCAGGTTGTTCGACACATACACTTTGAAGCCATGCAGGTTGTTGATGATCAAGCCATTTTGCAGACCAGCACCACCAAAGTCACCATTCAGAAGACGGCTGTCTTCATCTTTGAGCAACTCAACAAACACGGGATCGACCACCAACCAGCGACCATTCGTGTCAACAAACTGTTGATCCAGCAAACGAGCCATACGAGCCAGCACCATCAAAGGCGAAGCAACAGCGGTAGGGATAGTGGTAGCACCGGGCAAACGAGCAGCCAAGGGGATGGAATGCTCACCAGCAGAAGCCGTGGTGATGTTACCAAAGCTACCTTTTTTCAGCTTCATCGTGGTCAACAGTTCGTCGGAACCAGCGGTAGCGACAGACTTAGTACCGGGAGCGGTAGTGCGAGCAACGCTAGCATTGGAATGCTTGGCAGCTTGCTGGAAGCCGGTCAAGTAACCCAGAACGTCTTGGTCATACTGGTCACGCAAGCGATAAGCAGCGCGGTCAGATGCCATTTGCATGAAGTTTACATGCGAGTGAGCAGCTTCAATGTCATCAATCTTGAATGCAAAGTAGTTGGCTTGGTCAACAACCAACGTGAAGTCTTGATCGTCCAGTTCTTGTGCAGTGATTTGAGTACCACGAGCATAGTTCTGAACCGACACTTCAGGTTCTTTGATGATCTTGACAGAGTCGCCCATGTTGGCAATTTCGCCGAAGTAGTCATTGTTGGTGATAGCCTCAACGGTAGACGACTTGCGGAAAGCCACTTGGACTTGTTTGGAATAGATAACGGCAGAAAAATTGCCGTTGCTTAGTTGGCCGTATCCCGGCGCGGAAGGAAAGCTCATATAAAATCTCCTATAGATATGTGAGTATTAATTACAATACGATAAACATGTCTACAGAGGCTGTCTTAAATTGGTGCGCATAAATATTCAATGCCTTAAACATTTATACGGGCAATTAAGTTACAGGTAATTCTGCTAACTTACTGTTATTCGTTACTAACAAACAAAGTTCAATAAACCGATCTTCGGTCATATCCAACTTCATCTTATTAATAGCAACACAGACTAACTGAATATTATCTTCAGTGTAATCTTTACTGCTATCGATTCGATCTAGGCTCATTGTATTCAGTTGGTTTCCTACAGCAAGCAGGGGCAACTTTGTATAAGCACATAGACCTTTTTGATTTTCATAAACTTTTTGTAGATACAAATTATCTATGCTAACCAAATATTCTTTACGAGATTTAGCGTTTTTTATTAAAAGCTTAAATCTATCATCAAGAGTCATAGACTCTCTTTTAAATTTCTTACGAGCAGATATAATTTCTTTATTGTTCTTTTCGTATATACGAGAATTCAATAATCTTTTATCTCTATTCTCATCGCCCCACTTTTTTGTAGCAATCTTTGCACAACTTTTACAAATGCTAGAAACACCATATTTTTGTGTTTTACTTTTATGGAAATCTAGTACACTTTTTAAAAGATCACATTTCGTACAAGTTTTAACATCATTCATCGTTTTCTCCTACTAGAAAAAAGAGCTAGACCCGAGTAGGCAGGTCAGGGTAATTACTCCCGTTCGCTCTGTAAGATAGTTATAACACTGCTTTTTTTACTTTGTCAACTATTATCGACTTGCGCCGGTAACATCGTAAACAAATTTATTGCTACGGATAGCCTTGGTGATGGCTTCTTGATTAGCTTCATACTCTTGAATGCTCATCCGATTGACCTGACTCTCTTTAAATGAGCCGTCACTGTTGTCCGAATCAGGGTTTGATTTACCGCGACGAACACCAACACTGGCAGCAGCATCTTTATTTGAAGAGCGACTAATGTTCTTATCAGCCTTGTAAAGATCAATTGCACGAGAAGCTGCCCTAACATCTGTTTCGTTGTTATACAAAGCATCTTGGATATACTTAGGTTGTTCTTCAACCCATTCGTGAAACTCGTCAGTGTCTTTAATCTTTTCAAAATCTGGATGAGCTTTCAACAAATCAGCTTCAGCTTTCTGACGAGTAGTTTGTTTCTCTTGTTCGTCTAATGCTTTGAAGCGCTCTTCCAGATAAGATGATTGCTCTTTAGCTTTCTTCAATGCAATGGTTTCAACAATCTTGGCAACATCTGGATATGCCTGCACCCACGCAGCAAGTTCCTCTTCGCTCTTTGGCATTTTGATTTGCTGCTCTGTGCTCTGTTGTAGCTGGCTCTTAAGTTCATCAATCTGCTTTTGAAAAGAGTTTTGTTGCTCTTGGGAATGTCGGCGCAAATCGCCATATCGTTTCTTAAAGCTTTTCTCTTCAGCGTTTTCTGGTTCAGCTTCTTCTCTAGCTTGTTCAGGTTTTTGTTGTCGCTCACTTGAAGCTCCTTCAATCAATAGCTTAAGTTCAGCTTCTTCTTTTTCAATTCGTTCGGTATTAGCATTACGCTTACCATACGAGGACATAACCTTTGCTTGCTCAATCACTGCTTCTGTCATATTTACCTTTTAAGTTGGGGCTAACTGTAGCCAGCAAAAGCTGGGGAGATAGGTAGCCAGTAATGGTGAGTTGTTATAAAGTATCTTCCAGCCCACCACTGGTTTAGATATTGATATTATATGTTATTTATTGCGACGAGAAACTAAACCGCCTTTAGCCATAGGAGTACCATTGCCATCTCGACCACCACCAGAAGGGTCACCACCACCACTAACACCGCTTCCAGTGCCACCAAAGCCCATACCGGCACGAGCACCAGCACCAGCAGCACTGCCACCACTAGGAGCAGCATTACCGCCTTCACCACTACCACCACTAATACCACTATCACCAGTAGCGGGGCCTAGAGCAGTTGGTGAAGTATTAGGAGTTGAAATGGCAGGGCCAACAGTGACGCCAGTGTCAACAGAGTCACGAGCATTGGCAGCGTCTTGTCCAGAAATTGCAGCAGAGAAATCGGAGTCACCTAAGATGCTGGACAGTGCATCATTGGGAGAAATACCATTATCTATTGAAAGTTGAATTGCTTGTTTAACAACAGCAAGACGAGCATTAGGGCCACTGTCTGTAGTGTAACCAAATCCGTAAGGGCCAAATGCACTATTAGGATCGGTAGCAGCATTTTGGTATGCAGTAATAGCTTTTGCAGCAACTACTCCGGGTACTCCAAACACACCAGCATTTGCTGCAGACATAGCCAATGATCCAAAGGAAGTGCCTGCTTCACCATCTGAATCAGATGTATTGTCAAGAGAATCTCTCTGACCCATATTACCTCTATCACCACCGCCACCACGAGGTTGGTCAGCAGCAGGAGCAGTGGGAGTTGTGCTGTCTGTAGTGGTTGTTTCAGCCTTCGGAGCAGCAGCGCGAATGGCAAAGCCCGGTGGAATATTTAACTGAGGCTTTCCATTAATAAATGGAATGTAAATGGTATTGCCTTTGTCATCAGACATAGGAATCATTTCAAAACCTTTTAGTGGAGCACGTTTATAAGTTTCTTTACTAGCAACGGGATCGTAAACTACACCACCTTCAGCATAACCGTTCTCACCATCTTGTTCTTGCATTGCCTGATCAACAGCACCAGAGAATTCTTTTTCATCGTATTCGTCAGAGGCTTCTTCTGACACTTGTTCAGAATTGCCCATACGACCACTACTCTCCATTTGCTTAAGATTGGCCTGAGCTTCTTTACGCATTTCTTCCAGCTTAGCTAAGCCGTAATAACGGGTAACATCAGCAGGGAAAACATATTCACCAACACTAAGCTTTGCATCAACATCGTCCCTAACTTCTTCTTTCAAAGAACCCGGAGGAACTTCATTACCGCTGGCTTCATCAACGGTGCCGCCCTCTTGCATGATGCCGCCTTTAGCAACAAGATTATTTCGCTTTGTTGTAAACATTAACTTCGTCCTTTAAATATTTAAGTTGTCGTAGAGCAGCAATAGCGCCCTGAGCTTTGTACATGTCAACAGGTTCTACCGATTGTTCAAGCTTGCGTTGATGCTGAACAATGTAGTGCTCAAGCATTTCTTCAAACGCACCCCATTGCAGAGGTGTGCTGACAAGCGGCTTAAGCCTAGCTAAATATTGTTTATCGCTCATGCCGCTGGAGCCGCTGCTGGAGGAGCAGCAGAGAAGCCTTGCATACCCGGCTCAGGTGGAGCACCAATCCCAATGTTGCCACCACCACCACCAGTTTGATCAGCAACGCCCGGAGGCCCTGCAACGCCCTGTGGAGGCTGACCCGGAGCAGGAGCGCTAGCAGCGCCCTCTGGAGGGGCAGCAGGAGCCTGTTGCTGCTGTAGCAACGTAGCTTGCCTCATTGCCTCGTCCATGTTGTTAGTAACCTTATCTGGGTCAAGCTCCATGCTCTTTGCAATTTCACGAATGATGTAAGGGAACTTGGCAAATGGAGCAAGAGAAGGCTGGCTAGCAATCTGCAAGAATTGCATCAATCGCTGACTACGAACTTCGTTAGCCATCAAGCTTTCAGTGCCACGAGCATTGACTTCCAAGTCACCCTTAATCTCTGGGTCATAGTCAAACTGCATATTGAAGTTGAAATAGGCTTTGCCAATTGGGCCAAGCAGATAGTCATCAATATTTTTAATAACAGTTTTAACACCACCAGAGGCAGCATTCATCAACATAGAAATACCAGAGGCT